TGTGACTAGGTCATGTGATATTATCTTATCTTATCTCTCTTTTCTATAATTAGAACCCCTCATCTAGTCCATCCAAGAATAGCTTCCTTTCTTCCCATCCCTCTAACCTTACTATTTTTGGTTCAGACGGGCGATTTATGACATTACCCCCCTTTTTAAGGTTCTTCCTCCAGAAGAACTTGGCTCCTTTCCAACTTCTCCAATTTCTTTCCAGCTTCTTCAAATATTCCCAGTCAAACTTTCCATCATCCCATCCATATAGCGTTTTTGCCGTAAATCTTCCCGGCATTTCTTCTTCTTCCATTCTTCTTCCTACTTTTCCATATTCCTTCTTGTATTCTTCTACTACTTCTTTCGCATTCTTTAGGTTTGTTTCCCTCTCCCATGAGTCTTCTTTTGCTGTATATCCCTTCCATCTTACCAGATATTCTCATTTGCCATATCTCTTCCTTTTGTTTATTATTTTCTCGACCTCATATTCTTCCTCTCCCTCTATTATTACTGGAAGGGTCGGTTGCTTCTTCTGTCCCAGAACTTGTTCCCTATATCTCCTAATTCTGCTTATGTTTACTACTGGGTGGATTTTGACCGTCTTTGGTAACTCTAATTCCACCGTATTGGTTGATATGACCCTCTTTATTTTGTAGGACTCTACAAATCTCTCTGTCAACTTCTCCGTTCTTCTTCCTTTCATCTGCCATTTCAAATCTTTCATACTTAGCAGTACTAAGTCCCCTTCCCAATATTCCTCTACTTCTTCTCTTCTTCTGTCCACCTGCTTCTTCATTTCTTCTTGTGTTTTCTTCAGCACTGCTTGTGCTTCCTCCTGTATTCCTTTCATTCTCTCTACGAACTCTTTCGCTCCTTCCAATTTCCCCTGTCTCCTCATCTCGAAGCCCATCCTCGGATCTCTTCCACTGTTTGCCCTGAAGGGTAATACTTTTGTCGAGGTATTTATTTTGTTGTTGTACGCGAACTCCGCTGTCCCTAACCATTCCGGCTATTGTTCCTGCCGATGATCGATGAACATTCTCAGGTACTGTTCTAGTTCCTGATTGGTTCGTTCCGTTTGTCCATCTGTTTGTGGATGGAAAGCCATTGACAACCTTGTGTCGATTCCTAGTATTTGGTTTAACTCCTTCATCAGATTTGCTGCAAACTGTGCTCCCCTATCTGAGATGATGCTTTCAGGCAGTCCATGTAATTTCCATACATGGTCCCTAAACAGCCTTGCGAGTCCTTCTGCCAATGTTTTTTCTGTCGTCGGTATGAAGTATGCCATTTTTGTCAAGCGATCGCATACCACCAGTATTGCGTCATATCCTTGTGCCAATGGTAGCTTGATTATGAAGTCCGCTGTTATATGGGTCCAAGGTTTTTCAGGGGCATTGTTTGGCATTAGTTTCCCAGCTGATGCTGCTGCTCAATTCTTGTTTCTTTGGCACAAATCGCATCCTTCTATGTATCTTTTTACCTCTGTTGTTACTCCTGGCCACCAAAAGTTTCTTGTGACCAGTTCCATCATCTTCCATTGCCCCCCATGTTCTCCTACTAGTGTGTTGTGATGTAGCTGGATTATTTTGGTTCTCGATTCTTTGTCTTTTGGTACATATACTTTTCTATCCTTCAGCATAAGTCCGTCTTCCTCTCTCCATTCCTCATCTCTTAGCATTTTTACCTCTGCTCGTTTCATTTCCTCTACTGCCTTGATGACCTCATCATCTTTTGCCTTTGACTCCTTCACTTTCTTTAACAGGTCTACCCCTTCGATCAATACCTCCTCTACTCTTGTTCTCCTCAGCCATTCCACTTTTACCAGTGTTCTATCCTTGTTGTCCTTTTCTATTCCCTTCCTCCAGTCTGGCCTTCTACTAAGTCCATCTGCCTTTCCCATCTTACTCCCTGGAACGTGTTTTAATACGAAGTTGAATCTTGATAGGAATAACGCCCATCTTGCTTGTCGTTTGTTCAACTTCTGGTTTGTCATGAAGTATTCTAAGTTTTTGTGGTCCGTCCAAATTTCGAACTTGGTTCTTGCTCCCTCCAGGAAGTGTCTCCATGCCTCCAAACATCTGATTACTGCTAACATTGTTATGATTCACTCTGACACTTATCTTTTTCTTTATTAAATCTAATTAATTAACGACTATATGCCTAAACAAACATAATAACTGCGATGTGGGAATGTCACAATCATAAAAGGGACAAGCATGGGAAGATTGAGTGATGATCTGAGCTTGATCACACATCTATCAGGCAGCCACCATGTGTGGGAGAACATGTGGACAGAAGCTGTCTGACATGGGGAATTACTTAGGACTTGACAGATGGTAGTTAATAGATACTGTGATCTCTCTTAGAATAGCCTTAGCATAGCCACTTGTAATTATATAAATAGCTAGGCAATTTATAGAGGGAACTCTGTTGAGTTCTTCTCATCTTAAACTTCATACCCTCTGAGGGGGATCCAGGATTGTCCTGCGGGTCCTGACAAACATCTCTTTATCGTGAATTTCATAGTTCCTTTCTGTGTCATTCAGTGATTTGGAGATGAAGGCCACTGGTCTCCATTTTTCGTCTTCTTCTTTCACCGACAATACTCCTCCTATTGCATAGTCTAACATATTTGCCTCGACTCTCATTTCTTTATCCAGATCTGGGGCTGCCAGTACTGGTTTGGTTGTGAAAATCCTTTTGAGTTTGGCAAATGCTTCTTCCTGCTCCCCTTCCCACTTCCATTTCTCGTCCTTTCTGACCAACTGGTGTAGTGGTTTGGCTATTTTGGCAAAGTCTTTAACAAATTGCCGATAGTAGTTTGCTAATCCCAGGAATTTTTATATATCCTTGACACACTGTGGGGTTGGCCAGTTCGTGACTCCCTCCACCTTTTCCTTTTCCATTCGGAACCCCTCTGGTCCCATTATTACTCCCAAGAATCCTATCTCTCTAACCTTCCATACGTACTTCTCCGGTTTGACATAGAGATTGTTCTCCTCTAGTTGTCTCAATACTTCCTCTACTATTTTATCATGTCCTTCTTCTGTCTCGGTTGCCACTAGTACATTGTCGATGAAGGCTGCTACGTCCCCTTTGTTGATCATGTCCCTGAAGAGGTCATTCATCATAGCCTGGAAGGTGGCTGGTGAATTTATGAGTCCGAAGTACATTACTGTGGGCTCAAATGATCCTAGGTGCATTGTGAATGCCGCCTTCCATTCATCCCCTTCCTTGATTCGAACATTGTTATAACCCCATCGTAGGTCCATTTTTGTGAACACCTTCTTGGTCCCCATATTATCTATTAGTTCCAATATCAGGGGTAAAGGGTAACTGTTCTTGATTGTCCCTTTGTTCACATATTGGTAGTCTTGTACCATTCTCCTCTTTTCATCTTTCTTAGGTACGGATAGTACTGGCGATGTCTGTGGGGATTTTGAGGGCCTGATATACCCTTTCTTTAGTTGGCTTTTCACAAACGCCTATACTTCTTCCTTCTCTGTTCTAGATAATGGGTAGATTTGTCCCTTTCTTGGTACAAAGTCTTCTCTGAGGTCAATGGCATGGTCCCAGAGTTTCCTTGTCGGCATCCTCTCTGATTCAACCTTCCTGAATACCTTCTTCCACTTGTGAAAGCGTTTGGGTACCAGTTCTTCCATCTTTCTATGATCCTCCTCAATTTCCTCTCTTTTTTTCTTTTCCTCCATGGTCCACCTTAGATCCCTTTTGTCCTCCTCTGTTTCCTGCTTTCTTCTAACTATTTTCTTTTCAGATGTTCGTCCACACAGAGGTGGGCACCTGGTCATCCTCACTTCTCCTGTTTCCCAGTTTATCTCTGGGTTGTGCGCCGCGAGCCATGGCATTCCCAGGATTACTTCAGTCTTTCCCAATTCACATACATCCATTTTTACTCGTTCTATGTGTCCCCTGTAGTACAGGTTCACTTCCACTTCATGGGTTATTGATCCTCCCTTATTATCACTCCCATCCATGTTCCTCACTTTTATTGGCTTTTTCAATTTCTCTAGCTTAAAGCCTTGTTTTTCTGCTAGCCTTTTGCTCATGAATAGGCCCATTGCTCCACTATCTAGCAGGGCTTTTACCAATACTCCCTTGTGAGTATCCACTCTTTCTAGCCCAATGTCGAGCCAGACTTCTCTTAACGGTTTTAGTGTCCGTCTCACTTCCCTCTCAGTGTGGTGGTCAAAGTTCATTTTATTTTGTCCATTTAGTACACTGTATCTATTGTAGGAGGCCGGCCAAGGGCTTACTGGTCTCCTTGATCTTTTGACGCCTTCTGTGTCCCTCCCCTAACCTCCTTTTGATTCCTGCAGTGTTGGGCCATGTGCCTGAACATTCTGCAGTTAAAACACCTCCGATCCCCTCCCCATCCCCTGTCTACGTCCATTGCATTGGGGTCCCGGGCCCCCTGTTCCCCTTTTCTCCTCCTCAAATCTTTCCCACCATTCCTCAATTGTCACTGGAGGTGATTCTGCCTCCACCAACCTCCTCCTGATGTTCCCATTTAATCCTCTCTTAAATTCTTCTATGAGAGGTTGTCCCTCATAGCTGCTTCCTTTTGATGTCTTTTTGAAAATTTGGACATACTTGTCGCATGTCCGTCCCCCTTGCTCCAACAGTCTCAACTCATCTACCTTCCTCGATTCCTCATCAAACTCCCCGAATTCTTCCCTCATTTTTGTAAACAACTCCTCTACTGTCTCCACCGCCAATACCCTCTGCCTCCTTTCTTCCAACACGTTCTCCTTCCACACCTCTGCTACTCCTCCTTGTACATAGGTCAGCACCCACAATATCTTTTCTTCCTCCCCAGTCCCCTTCATCCTCATACTGATGTACAGACGGCAAGCATTGATGAACCCTACCACCTTTTTTCTTTCCCCGTCAAACAATGGAGGCTTGGCTGCCTTCCCTTGGGTTTGCCCCTTTGATAGGAGTTGTTCGATGGCCATGGTGTGTTGGGCCAGGTACTGGAGTATCTGGTCCATAGTTAGGGTGGCCTCGCCCTGTGGTTGCTGTTGTTGTTGTTGGGGTTGTTGACCCCGGGATGATGATTGGTGGTGGGACATGTCATCGTCCCATATGCTTTCTTCTTCGGTTGAGGTTTCCTCGTACGAGGATCGGTTGTCTTCTTCTAAACTAATTTTTACGCCTACTGGGGAGCATGTCTTCTCCCAGCTAGGCTCCTACTTCCTTACCGACTACTGCCCTAGTAATAGGATTAAACTACTGCCGCAAAGATGTGAACCCCTAAACTAGACAGCTTCTTAAGGAAAGACTGTCACTCCTCTGCGTGTAGGAACTACAATGAGCTCCCAGCACAAGGTTTATAATGTGAAGAAGAACAAGTATGTTAACGGGCCCGCTCAGTTCAGAGGTCAGGTCTCAAATGCAACACCTGAGCTTGGTACTGTGTCTCTACCGTTAGTCCCTAACTGACTAACAAGTCCCCTATAAGCCTAGGGCCCGGCTGTGGTTGTGGTTGCTGGTCACAATGACCAGTGTACCGAGAACGGTGAGAGAGTAAAGAGGGTGTGCAGGGTTCGTGATGAATAGTGCAGAGAGAATAAGCTATTGAGTTCTAATGTAGTGACAAGGCTAGTCGAGATGACTATCTTATCACACTCAACGTTATGAGAGAACGAAGAGAACTCAATGGGGTCTTTCGGTGGATTGTGCTACCTACTTATACACATTTTCTATTTGTCTATGTGTATACTTAAGTAACTACCGAACTTTCCAGAAGATTCCATCATGTGACCTATCATGTGACTAGGTCATGTGATATTATCTTATCTTATCTCTCTTTTCTATAATTAGAACCCCTCATCTAGTCCATCC